GAAAGTTCTTGTTCCAATGATCAATATTCTTATATCTTACCCAACTCTGATTGTCATCGTAACTGTATCGCTCTACATTAAAATAAGGTGGTGATGTAAATATGATATCAAATGTATCCTTGTATTGATCAAAGTCAAAATCCTCAGCAGCATCACAATGAAACTTAACACTCTTCTCCGTTTCAAAGAAGCCTAACTGGTTGGTATAGTATTCTGCCTGTCGCTCATAGATAGGATGATTCTCCTTACGAGGATCAATACCAACATATAATTCTGTATTCATACTGGCATAGAAACCAGCCAATCTATCTCCCCAACCTGCAGAGAAATCCAATACATTCTTTACATTATAATAATCATACAGGACTTTAGCAGCATTTGGTTTAAACTGACTACATATATATTTTCTCAATCCTAACATTGTCCTTAGTATAGATTTATCTATCTTAGGCATCTTTAATGTATAGGCGGCACCCATTAGCGAAACCATGAACTTGTGTGTCTGCCAAGTTCTCAGAGGACCTGGTGATATAGTTCCATCTACTGACCATCGGTTCTCTTGTTGAAACCAATTACTCGATTTATTGCCAGTATTATTTCTCTTAATATACCATTGTGAACCCTCATAGGTAATAGGCCATTCATAACCATTCTCGGCTCTGGCAAACCATTCACCCTCTTGGAGTAAATCGTGGTGCCAAGTTCCCTTTAGCTTTCCAAAGTCCTTTCTACACTCATCCTCAGATATTTCCATGTAAGGTGGTGGATAAGTCATAGCAACTGTGGCAAGACTATCCCTTACATCATCCTTCTCAAATGTCTCCTTGATATAAGACCATTCGGTTTCATCGATGTGAAGATAGGGCTCTTGACCTTTGAATTTATCAAAGTATTCTAAGTACATCTACTCTCCGAATAATTCCTTAAATGCTTTATTAGCCTTATTGGATTGCTCCACCTTCTCCTTCTTAGGTTTTGGCATATAGTCACCACGCATCCAAAAGTCTTTCTCGATGTGGGTTGCCATCATATCTGCCTGATGTAAGATGTAAGCAATATTAGTCCTTAGTTGTCTTTCAGGTTGATATGCTATGTAATAACTCTTGTTAGCCTCTTCATACATGCCGTCTGTCAATCTTAACCCAATGTACTCATTGTTGGTCAATTTGACACCAAAGTGTTGAAGTATGTATAAAGCCCTATCAGTTACGGTCATAAACTCTAGCTTTGGGTTGTGTTTATATATCAACCCTTGGTTCTTTCTATGCCAATCCGAATCATTCGGTGTGTAGTAATCCTCAGCCAAATCACCAACCTTACCCAAATCATGGTGTAGAGCAGCAAACACCAACTCTTCTTCTGTGAAGTCAATGGTTGCTTTGTTCTTTACCCATAGTTCCATCACCTGTAGAGCAGTTGTGGTTACATGCATCACATGTTCCACATAACCACCGGCGAAGGCGTTGTGATAATGTTGTTTACCACTAGCAGGCGCGAACATCATTCGCTCTTCAAAGTAATCGTACATCTTGTTCAACCCCTCCAGCCTATCGCCGGAGAAGTTGACATCGATGAATTGTCTTAGGTTATTCCAATTGTGTTGGAGTTGTTCTGGTGTTAGTTCTTTCATATTTAAATCTCTCTTTTAGGCATTTTTTTGAATTTTGTATGAACTCTATGTAAATCGTAGTATTTCAAATCGATTAACTGCCAATCAACATGACTAAACTGTGGGTGGTTCTTTAGCTTACTTGTAAAAGAAGCCCTCACCTCGTTTTTAAAACCACCATTGATATCCGCACCAACTTGACCTTTCTTACTAACACCCACAGTAGTTACCCGTGTGGCATCAGCACCCCAAGCATAAAAACCTACTTGATTCATGTCTTCATCACCATTTGGTTCATTTCTTTTATTTTCAATAACATGATTGCCATTATCTGGATGTTTTATCATAATGTCTAACTTTTTATCTATCATAGGAAACTGAGGAATGACATATTTCTTTCCCCACTCATAATCATAGGCAGGAACTTGAAAGTCTGTACAAAACTTTTCATAAACCAGCTCATGCATACTATCGGGCATTTTAACACCATGAAAAATATCCATCATTTGATCCGTAAGTTGTTGTTCTTTTACTACATCAATTGGAATTAATTCTGTCCACTTATCCAATAACTTTGCTCTTTCTCTTCGATCTGATAAATGACCTTTTAGACCATGAAGACTAGCAACATTCTTAGAGACATCCACGAACACATTCTCTTTTTTAACAAAGACCTTCATCACACCTCTGTTCTGTCTTTCTACACCGGATTGAATGACCTTTACTTCATAAACTATACCGGAAACCTTATCGATATACATCACTACGAGGTTATCACCCACCTTATTGTTTTTAGTACCAGTTATATTTACAGCCTCTGCGACTTTACCAAACCCAATTAAATCCTCGGTATATTTCTGTATCCACGAACTATACACATTATCTTGTTGTGATATTCTAACACCATAATTTACCTCATATGGCATGCCAGAATAATTAAGTAAATCTCGTTTCCATTTTGGACAATCAATAGGACTATCCTCGGTTGGGATCACATGACCTTTCAACTCAACTGTTTGCACAGGTATATATTCATGTTTATCATCCTTTATAATAGTGGCTTCCCACCATCCTGAATTAGGTCTTTCAGGTGTTAGTCTAAATGGTATACTAAAGTATAGATTCAATGTGGCACATAAAGAATCAAACCAATTATCATCCATCGCCTCTGTACAGATATAACTTTTTATATAACTTCCATGAGATCCAATTTTATCAACTGGCAAACCCTTATCCATAGCCTCTTTGGTGGTTAATTCCGTTTGAAACTTATACTCACCTTTACCATCATTACCACTTGGATTCCAATTTCTGTAATACCATTTAGATTCACCTTTAATTCTGGTTAAAACAGTTACACCTAGCTCTTTTAATTTTGGAAACCTCTCGGTCATTAATTCCCAAAATAATTTCTCACCTATACTCCATACACCAGCACCCTCTGATTCTTTACGGTCAAGTTTTCTACGAGAGAATTCACCCTCAACTATTTCAGGTGTCATACCGAGACCCGTACCATCCAACTCCATTCGCTCAAGACAATATACATCGTTACGGTCAAACTTTTCAACATCCTTAGTAAATTTCATTTCAGTTTTTAACTTACCACCTCTACCAAAATCAACTTGATCTTGAAAGTGATTCATAAAAACATCTTTTAACGATACCAATGGAGTCACACCGATACCAACAAGGGCATCTCTTAACTCATCATAGTCTTGAGCAGTAGGGAATTTCTTTTTTAATTCTTTCTGTTCCTTTCTTTCTATCTTTCTCTTCACCTGTCTCGATGGTTCTGTTGTGTTTGTCATTAAATTAGTTTCCATAATTTATCCTTGTTATTTTTATTTTATAAATTTACGAATTTTTTGGTAATTTGTCAAGCGTTTTATACCGACATCACAAACTTTTTTGTCTATCTCTGAACCATAGTAGTTCCTGTTCAAGTCTTTACATGCAACAGCAGTTGTTCCTATACCGATAAAAGGATCATAAACTATCTCCCCCTCATCGGTAAAGTTCTCAATACACCTACTTATCATCTTTGCCGGATAATGGTATGTATAGGTTAAATTACCAAACTTCTCTGCTTTGTAATCCTCTGTCCAATTATCAGCTCTATATCTCTTAGTCCCTTTAGACTTAATCTTACCCTTACCAAAACTCTGAACTATGGCATTGTCATATCTATATAGATTATTTATCAGCCCTAACTTGACTCCCTTGTGATCTATTATCGGTTTAATCCATACTTTCTTTGTGATTAAACTGTAACCCAATTCTTTCATTATCTCATACACATGATAATCCTTTGGTATGGTTCTAGCTTTATGTCTCCTTAGACTCGTGACTATGGTAACCACATTGTTGATAGGATCGAGTTCACTATATATCTTTCTCTGCCAATCCAAATATTCGTTATCATCCTTAATGGGAGTTAGATTTAACTCATCATAATCAGGTGGTGAAAAACAAGTATAGTGATATTCTATATTCCTTTCAGTTAATGTCTTGTAGCAATCTTCGTTAAATATTTCATTCATACTATGGTTTCCTAAATATAAAAATTGGTTCGTATTTACTGAGCGTTCCATCAACTGAAACACAATTCTTTACATTACTTTGGTCAACACCTATCATGGATGCCATCAACATCTTTAACTTACCTTTATATTCTCCGCCAAGTGATTCAATTATATCAATCGAATCTTGTTCCAATGGATGAAAGATGCTCTTACCTATCTTGATGTCGGCAATATTCCACAACAGATATCTATTACTCCTCAAACTCTCGTAAGCATTGATAAGCGTTGGTTTCAAAAAGTTATCTCTCCAATCCGAATATCCTGGATATGCCTTGAATGATTGTTCCTCATCATCAGAGTATTGTTCACGATCAAAGTAAGGTGGTGATGTAAACACCATGTCTAACTTACCTTTGTATTGTTGGAAGTCAGGATGATCACCCACATGTTCTGAACCTATTTGAAAGTAGTGATATGTGTTCTTCTTCTCTTCCCAAAATGGATTGGTTTCCAATGCCTCATTATTAAAGAAGTCAGCAACATACTCATATCTTGATATCCCTAAATCATCGATAAAGTTATCTGTATTAGGATCAGTACCAATATAATGTATTGTTTTCTTAGAAGACATAGCACCAAGTATCCGACCACCCCATCCACTTGACGGGTCATAAATGTTCAATGGTTCATCTTGTTCGATGTGGTCGGTAAATTTTTCATATAAAAGTCTGGCAGTTAATGGTGGAAAGTTAACGGCTGGTTGTGAGTTCAGACTCAATCTAAATATTTGAAAGGCGGATGGAAATAATCTCTTCGTTAATGTATAGTATCTTATCATGAAGACATTCTTCTTTGCCTTACCACCTTTGGTCATAACAGTATCAGATAAATCTTCAAGACTTAACTTCTTCTTTAGCGTTGGACACCATATATTGGTTAACATCTCATCTGTAATCAAACCCTTACTGTGTGCCGTTCGTATTTCATCAGCATTGATAGTCACATATTGTTTAAAGTATTTCTCTTGGTGTGATTTAGCAATCCATAGTTTGAACTTACTGAACTTTAACTTGTTGTTATTGTA